GTTGTCACCGCTTCATTGTTTGACATCATAACGCGTAAACCTGCGCGCAATGGTGATTGGCCATATAGGTTTGATCCTGCGCTGTTGTAATCAGGATTGAAATCCTTGATGTGGCACATGTTTTCAGGTGCAATGAAATATTCGCTGTTGTAAATGATTTTGTATGCCTGTACCGGATCCATAAGGCCACCGGAAACGATTTCAACCAATTGTGATGGCATCACATATAATTGTTGGAATTTGCCCTGATTAGGGCCGGTTTCAGGTGATATTCCGTATATGTATCTGTTTCCTGTTAATTTACCGAATGCGATTACTTCCTGTAACCATGTACTAAATGATTGTTCCGGATTTGGCCGTTTTAATACCGCTTCCAATTCAGAATCAGAAACTAATTCCATTGCTGATTTACGCAATAAATTAGCGCGATAAATTGCTGATCCATCCAAATGACCTGATGTCATGGATTTATACTGTTTCATTTTAGATTCAGATTTTACCTGATAAATTTGAAATGGAACCGTTGTTGCCGCTTTTGTAATTAAATTAATGATCGAATAAATCGTTGCATTGCGTTGATAACCTTCACGGATGTATGTTTCATCATTATCATCCTGCATGATAACTGATGTACCCAACCATGTATATAACAATTTATTATATTGTGGATCCGTTCCTGATGTGCTTAATGCTTTAATGATTCCCGATCTGACCTGATCAATTATTGATGCCATAATGATGGATATTAATTTTTGTCAAAAATAATGAATTAAACAACAAAGAAATCAACGCGATTTTTGTATTTTGAATACACACCATACCGAATCGCATCCATCAGGTGATTCCATTTGTCGATTGGCTTGTTTATAATTGTTTCATCCTTCAATTGCTCCCAAAAATAACTGTTGTATTCCTTTTGCAAATTCTTTGATTCATTGGAAACAAATACATCGTGTTCCTTTACCAAACTAATTCCGGCCTTTATTGATCCTTCACCTTTTATTGCCGGCTTTGCCCAAATATCCATTTGTCGCAATTCTTCTATTGATTTAGGTTCCGCTGCATCACAATAAATTATTTGCTCATTCAATCCACGTTCTTTTAAGAAATCAGCAATGTCACGATTTGTCATTCCTTTTTGATAGCATATTTCATGGATATACAATTTATCATTGACCTTTGAAATTTCAACGATTGCTGTTGGATCCTGCGAATAACCAAAATCCAATCCATAAAATATATCATCCAATGGCGGAAATTCTGCGTGATCAATGAATGTCCAATTTTGGAAAATCTGTCTGTGGCTAAATACTGCGCGTTTACCTTCGCCATAAATGCGCCAATAATCCGGATCCCTTGCGCGCAATCGTTCTATTTCCTGCACCAATTCCTTTGCAAGAAATTTATTGTCCTGATATGTTGTGATCCATGTATCGCAATCATCACGCATTATCACTTCATCATAAATCCAATGCACCGGATCTGATGGATTAAAATCGCAAATCATTTCATCCGTTGTACGCATTAATAACTGTCTGAAATCCTCAAAATCCAATTCGTTGACCTCATTGCAATAACAGATATTGCGTTTCCGGCCTCTGATTTTTTGTGGTTCATCAACAGATAAAAATTCGATTACATGATTACCAAATGTGTATGTGTTTTCAGATTTATTGTGTTGGCCAATAAACAGGATGCCTAAATTATCCAATATTTCAAACAGATCGCGTTGCACGGATCCCTTCAATGATGGCAATGTTTTCCTGACAATTGATATGGTTAATGGCTTGGATGATGATGTCATCCGATAAATTAGGTATTGACAAATCGCATATGTTTTACCCGATCGCGTTCCGCCTTGGTGAACCTTGATCCGCTTATTGCTGTTTAATGTCTGAAAAAACTGAACATTGCATTTTTGCCCTATTCGTTTTCTGTTGTCGATGGTGTCCATTCAATAACGGCTGATTCAATGCCTGTTTCATGTTTAATTTCTGTGCGTTCAATGTAATCGCGTTTTTTGCCTTTTGTTTTAAGGTAAAAAATTGTGGCCGTTGTATTACCTTCCTTGATCTGTTTGTGCAACTGTGATTCGGCAAAATCCAAAACCATGTCCTGCAATTCATCAACGGCCTTTTTGTATTCAGGATCACTGTATGTCCATTGATAATGTAACATTCGCGTAATTCCGACCATCTTTGCCGCTGTTGTTACAATGCCCAATGATTTTTCCAATGCTTCTAACATTGCCTGTTTTTTCTGCCTTGTTGTGCTTGCCTTTCTCATTTCTTTAAATAGCAATTAAATCCCAATTCAATCATTTTGTTATAAATGGCCTGCCTTGATTCTTCATCATCACATTTGACCTCAATGATATATGATTCATTTTTTACCGGTTCATCTTGATCATTTGTTTCAGGATCAAATATTGGCACATCCAAACCCCATTCAACCAAATCATTTGGATCCCATTCATTGGCCAATGCATCCCAATCCCATTCGCCAAATCCAACATTATCTGTGATGATGAATCGTTTCTGCTGTTCTGCTGTCAATGCTGATGCTTTGATGATTGGCACGCGCGTTAATCCGGCTTCCTTGCATGCTCTCAATCGCATGTTTCCACCTAATACAACCATATTATCATCAACGATAATTGGCCGTAATTGTAGCATTTCAGGAAATTCAATGATCGATTTCACCAACCGCTTGAATTTGTCATCTTTAATGATCCGCGGATTATTAGGATGCGGAATTATCAGTTTAATATTTATGTTTTCAATCATGGCTTGAATAATCTACCTTCTGCATCTGTGTTTTCATTGATCAATCGAATTTGTTCTGCATTATTATCATAATGTATTCCAATACCTAACCGTTTGATCACATGCCATTTATCTGATCCTGCTGTAAAATAAACGCGTGAATGTAATATGCCTAATTCATCTGCAACTTTGTAAACAGAAACAGATTGTGTTCTATTTCTTGCTGTTACAATATAAACTGTCATTCCATTTTCAATGAATCGTTTTGCCATCGCTTGGCCTTTATCTGTTGATAATGTATCATCAAAATCAAATGATATTTTGTTTTTATCTGCCGCCATTTTTTTTATGTTTATAGATTAGCCATGTCATGTATAAAACAAACATGATTTCAACTGATCCAACGATCATTGCCTGAAAAACTAAATCATCAATTTTCATCTGTTTATTCCAATAACAAATTCGAATATTATCCAACTAAAAACCACAACATCATTTCTGTGCTTTTTTGGCATATTGATTCGAATTGATGGCAAAATTTCAACCGTGTGCTGTGTTTTCTTAAATCCAATGTAAATCATGATAAATTATTTATTTCCCTACGAAGGTAATAAATCGCCTTTTCCAAATCCTGCTGTGCTGAACCTTTTTTGCCTGATCGCAAAATATACTTGATTGAGTTGCCTAAATTGAAATTTAAATCAAATTTTTCAATCACATCAATTGGCTGTAATCCTGATTCGGTTTGGTAATGTGGCGGATTGTTTACCATATCCGCCATTTGATCGTTTTTCATTTTATTGATTGGTTTATGCAAAGTTAACTATTTGGCCCATAACTCTGACATTGGCTTTTCCCACAAATCAATTCCGTATGATTGCAACAGGATGTTGATCTGTGTGTTTAATCCTTGCTTCTTTACAACATCCAATTCATCCATGGCCATTCCCAACACAAAAAATGATTCCATGGCATCTGTGGCATTCATGAATGTATCAATCACATCACCTGCATCAGCATGATTATCCAAATCCTTTGGAAATAATACGGCCATTGCTTTTTCAAGTTCACGCAATAATGCTTTCGATTGCATTTTTACAGCCTGTTTATTTGCCGGATGACCTTGCCATTCGCCATCGATGAAATTGATCATGTTTTGGCATAATGCGAAATATGTCAATAGTTTAATTTTATCTGTTTTAGATTTGCTCATTTTCTTAAAAATCTGTGTGAATAATTAATGGTGAATTTGGATAATATGGAATTGATCGCTGAACATTGTATTCAAAATGCTCAATTGCTTCATCAGGATGCATTCCCTGTTTTACAAAACAATCCACAATTTTATTGGCTGAATAAACCAACCTGCATGGATCAACACTAAAATCAATGCCAATTATTGCTTTGTCGCAACCATCTATTGTCAAAAATTCACAATCAGGAAACCGTTCAACAATTCTTGTTATTCTGCTCATTTGATATTCTGTTTTAATGTTCTGATCCTGTTGTATGCGATTCGCTGTTCTTTGTACGATGCATATTGGATCCTTTGCACATTTGTTTGTAAATACAATACCGGATCCGTAATTGTTTCCCATGCATTGATTTTTATTGGCCCTACAATACCTGCTTCTATCTGCTTATTGGCCCATTCGATTGCTTGATCCCTGTAATTCATCTATTTTCTAAATCATCCATTACATCACACCAAAACGATTCCGTGATTCGATCTAATTGACCATAATTGATCACCTTATCCGCTGCAAATTTTGCCATTTCAATGGCTGTTCTTCTATCAAAACCTTGATGTTCTGCGTACCATATTAATGAATCCGCTTGTTGTTGTGCTGTCATATCTTCGTGATTTGTGCGTTTAATTGGCCATCCTTATATCCATCAGCATATGATCGCGCGTTGGCCTTTTCGCTTTCGTATTGCTTTAATAACTCCATCATTTGATCCAATGATTTTATAACGGCATATTGGTATCCGTGTTTTTTTACAATGGCTTCAAATTCAATTTGTGATGGCTGTTGTTTATTAGATCCGATTTTCAGTTCAACAAATAATCCATGATAATTGGCATTCGATTTACAGATAAATAAATCAGCCACACCGGCTTTCACACCTTCCTGTTTCAATTGTGATGCCACACGAATATTTCGCAATCCGCCATTTGGAATCGCAAAGAAATCGTAATTCATCAAATCCAACCATTGTACAATCACAACCTGTAAATGATGTTCATTTTTATTTCGTGCCATTTTAATATGTAAAATATGGTTTAAAAAAATACATTAATAATTGCGATTCCAACCACAATTCCTGCGATCGCCAAAATGATAAATATTGGTTCAATTTTTTTCATTAAAATAAGTTTATTTGTACCTGTGGCTGATAACTTGAATCATATT